GAGCCGATCCAGGATGCGCGAGCCTGGTAGGGCGCGAGCACCGACTCCTGGAGGTCGATCAGGTCTTCCCACGTGGGGACACCGCCGACGCCGACGCCACCGGTCTTGCCGACCGTTGCGGCGGTGACGACACCGGTGGGCTCGGTCGTGCCGGCACCGACCGCGAACTTCTGGCCGAGCAGGACGCTGATGTTCTCGCCGATGAGGCGCGAGATCAACCCCTCGATGTCGATCAGGGAATCCGTGATCAGCTCGTTCGAGATGCCGCGGTAGTCGCCGTACTTGAAGGCGCCGAACTTGACCTGGTTGAAGGTCGGGTCGGTTCCGGTGAGCTGGGTCGCCTCGGTCTGTGCGGCGGCCGCACCGAAGCTCGCCAGCCGCGGCAGGGTGACCTCGTCGCCCTTCTCGGTGACGAACATGTACGCGCCGGCGGCGAAGACCGCCGAGAACTGGCGGAGCGGCTCCACGAGCTGCTGGAGGAACGTCGCGCCGACGGTGTTCCCACCAGCGGTCGCGGTGCCGACACTGAGCGCGCGCACCTCGTCCGAGGTGGGCACGTAGTCGAGGTTCCGCTGCTCGCCGCCGAGGACCGAGCGCAGGTCGTCAGCGAACTTCTTGAGGTCAGCCGCGTTGCCGAAGGCGCTGCGGTTGCCGAGGAGCTCGCCGGCGAAGTCCATCGCCCGCTCTTCGAGGTTGCGCTGCATCACGAGCGCGTTGATGCGGTCGTCGAAGTCGTTGTACGCCCGCTCGAGCGTCTCGAACTTCTGCTGCTCCTCGGCGGTGAACGCCCGCTCCGAAGCGATGTCGGCGAGGGGCTTTCCCTCGTTCTCCCACGCCCGCTTCTGCTCGTCGGCGAGGCGCTTGATGTCTTCTGCGATGGTGCTCATCGAGAGACTCCTTTCTTGCCGCCACGGCGGCGTCGGTGTCCAGCCAGCGCCTCGCGCTCGCTCAGACGGGTGTTCTTGCTCCGCCAGCTCTCTGCTGCGGCTTGTTCCCGCTCACCCGGAGGGGCAGGCGGAGGATTGAGGGATGCTCGGACCTCGTCGAGGTCGAATGCTCGCTGGAGCTCGGCGCTCGATCCCCAGTAGGCCGGGTCGGCGACAGGGGCTACATCGACGAGCTGGGCGCCGGTGACGCGCCGCACGTACTTGTCGTCTCCGTCGATGCGCCACTCGGCTCCCTCGGGGAGGACGCGGAACGCAAACGACGAGAACGCGTAGTCCCCGCGACCGGCGAGTACCGCGGCGTCTCGACCTGCCCCGGTGTTGGGGAGGTCGATCTCGTAGCGGAGCCCGACATCGTCGAGGAACAGCCGCAACGTGCCGGCGTCGGTCGTGCCGAGGAGCAGCTTCGACGAGTGTTCGGATCGGCCCATGACGCGACCGTGCCGCTCCATGTCCACTGCACCGTCGGTGCCCGGCGCGCCGAAAGCTTCCGGTGCGATCTCCTCGAACCACCCGCCGAGATCGCGGCTGAGCTGGTTGAACACAGCCCCGTACCCGGTGAGGATGCCGGGGCTGTCGCTCCCTTCGGGCGCCTCGCGCAGCTCAACTCGCTGTGGGATCGCGCGCCGTTCGATGACGTCGGTCATTGTGTTCCCTCCTGCATGGAGTAGGCGTACGACTTGGCGTCGCTCTCGCTCTCGCTCTTCGTGGTCGCGTACCACTGCTGCCACTGCTCGATCTCTGCCTCTGTAAGCGGCTTACGCCCACGCCGGCGGCGTGCCTCACTCAGGCGCAGCGTGCCGTTGCGCAGCTCTTCCGTGTCCGCGCGAGCGGACTCGAGCTGTCCAGGCTGGGCGAGGAAGTCGAGGTCGTATACGACCCGCTGCCCCGTTGGCAGAAGCGCCGACAGCGCCTGCCCGAGCCGCTGTCCCAGCGGGAGCAGCGTCCGGATGTTGAACAGCTCCTGGTCCATCTCGCGGTTCGAGTAGGTGCGGGAGTTGCCGGCCTTGCCCCCGATGTCCTCCGCAGGCACGCGGAAGATCGTCGCGATCGTGGTTGCGGACGCCTCGATCGTGTTCAGGAACTGCGCCTCATCAGCGGTGAGCGAGATCTTCGTCCACTCCCACTCGCCCGGAAGCGCCACCGGCTTACCCTCGCTGGTGGCTTCCACGAAGTCGTCGCGCGCCTCGCGCAGCTTGTCCGGGTCCATGCGAGCCGTCTTCGACTGCAAGATCGCCGGCGGCACCGAGGCGTTCCGGAACCACTTGCGCCCGAACTCGTTCGCCAGATTCGCCGTGTCGAACGTCGACATGAAGTGCTGGATCGGCGAGAGCCCCTTCACGGTCCCGGGCTGCACGAACTCGCGGACGTGAAGCAGCGACCCCCCACGCTTCACAGGGATCTGTTCGACACCGTTGACGTAGTAACGCGGCTTCAGTGGATTCGACTCATCGACGATCACCCAGTCCGGGTGAATCCACCGGCAGTATCGGCGCCCGGGATCGACGAGTCCGTAGGCGTTGCCCCGGAGCTTCAGCGACACGACAGCCTGGTAACGCCAGTCCATCTCGGACAGGTACGGGTCAGGGTCGAGGAGAATGAGCGGCGCCTGCACCGGCTCTTGCTCCCCATCGGTGGTTTCCTGTTCCACTCGGAACGGCGTGGACGAGAACTCGTCGGCGATGAGCGATACCGCACCATAGACCGGCGCGAGCTTGGTGACCGTGCCCGGGCCGATCAACGCCGACCCCTCAGATCCGTAGACCTCAGGCCACCCGAGGTCGCGGCGCTCCTCTCGCACGAACAGGCTCATCGACGCCACCCCCTGACCGTGATCGGATGTGCCGCCAAGAGAACGGCGACGCCGGCGACGACGAGCGCGACCGGGATTGACCACAGGGCCACGCCGGCGACGATCAGCAGTGCACCGAGAATGTCGAGGATCGTCGACCAGTCGCGGCGCTCCTTCTTCTCGGTCATGCGTCCGTCCCTTCGTCCAGCCGGTTCGCATGCCGCAGCGCGCTTGCCGGGTCGTACCCGAGTTCGGGTAGCTTCTTCGCGAGCATCCGCAGCGCGTACGTCACGGTGATCAGCGACGTGATCGGGCGAAGCGACCGTCCACGCACCCACGCCCACCCGTCGCCGAGCTTCTTCTTCGCCGCCGCCGCCAACGCCTCGTTGAGCTCGGACTGTCCGAGATGAACGATCCGCCTATTCAGCGCGTAGTCCTTCAGCGCCGGCGCGGCCACGGCGATGTCCTGCGCCCCGATCGGGTACGCCTCGATGCCGGCCTCTTCGAGATCCGGGCCAATCGTCCCGGTGGTGCGGTGCTCGTAGTAGACGACGCCGCCGTTCCGGTCGACGAGCTCGAGGATGCCTTTCAGCCTGTCGTCGCCCTCACCTTCACCGTCTAGCAGCCACGAGGTGCCGGGGCCGTCTGAGACGACCTCGATGTGCAGCTTCCCGTCGGCGCGCTGACCGGCGACGCCGATCGATGCCCAGTCGCGGTCGGGTGAGATGTCGATGACCCAGACGAGCTTGTTCGTGTCGATCTGCGAGTCCCTGTCGAGGACGTCGTGGTGGTTCCACGCATCCTTCGAGATCTCCCAGTCGGTGCCGAGGTCGTCACCCCACCAGTTCAGGAAGGGGCGATAGAACGCCTCGCGCATGTTCTCCGCGAACGCGGCGATCTTCCGCTCCGTGGTGGTGTAGCCGAGCGCCGGCATGCACCCCCACCAGGTGAGCGGGTCCAGCGGGTCGGCATCCATCGGAGCCGAATACTCGATGTACAGCGACCGGTGCACGCTCAAGAACGAAGGGTCCGCACGGACGGCCTCCACACGAGCCCGGCCCGACTCCGCCTTCTTCCACAGGAACGGCGACTTGAGCTTCGACTCGCCCACGGTCGATATCCACAACGACTGCGCATCATCAACAGCGGTCGTTGCCGGGCCGAGAGCCGCCTCGAGACGATCATCCTTCTGCGCGAAGATCTCGTCGCCGATCGTGAGACCGAGCGTGCCGCCGTGCCCGGCGTCCTCTGTGGGCGCGTCGATGCCCCACTTCGACCCGTTCGCCCACTTCATGTGCTCGTCACCGTGCGACAGGTGAAGGAGGTTCCCGCGCCGGTTCGGGACCAGCAGCTCAGCGAACGGTGATCGGCCGACGTGGTAGAAGTGCTCCTCCTCGAGCTTTTCCAATGCCTTCGCACGGGTCTGCGCGATGTAGAGGAGGAACTGTCGATCCGGCCACGTCACCATCCGGTGCACGCCCCACGGGATCACCAGCGTCGACTTCCCCGACTGTCTCGGGATGATGATGACGATCTCGGTGTACCAGAGCTGCCCGAAAGCATCGACCTCGAACGCGACGTCGAACACGTCCTGTTGCCACGGCATCGGCTCCCAGCCGAGCAGCCGCATGACGGCCATCACCTCATCGGCGATCGTGTCTCTATCCGGATTGCGCGGTGTCATCCACCGCGGGACCGTTTCGACGCCCGCGGGAACTCCCGATCGAACCCAGGAATTCTGCGAGGGCTCCACTCTTCCCGTCACCTCCCGGCTTGGTCGCGAGGTGATCAGCAATGAAGGAACGCATGACGTCGGCGCCCGCCTTGAACAGCGCGGCCGATCCGGGGTTGTCCATGATCTGCGCGGCACGCAACACGACCTCGCGCGTCAGCCGCTCGGCGGGCTTGTCCATCTCTCCCAGGAGCGCCCACACCTCGCGCTCGATGGGGCCGGCGTCGGAGAGGCGCGCGATCCGCTCGAACTCCCGCTCGATCTCCCGATCGGTGGGGTCACCGGCGCCTGATCCTGTGGGTACATCGCGGGATGTGGGTACACGCTTCGACGCCTGGGTACGCTTCACGGGCCGGCCCTCGCGCTCAGCCTTCCGCTCGCGCTCGCGACGCTTCGCCGCAGTGTTCGCCGCCTTGCACTCGTCGCAGCGACATCCCGCCCGGTATCGCCTGACAGTGCCGTGTTTCGGAAGAGCCATGAAGACCTCCCGATCTTTCAGAGCGCCCCTCTCGGTCAGCGCCCGCCTGACGGCCTGACCCCCTGAATCGACACCGGTCGGCCCTCGAACGCCATGAGAGCGCTCAGCGACCCCACGTCCCCACTCGTACCCACATGAGGGTGAGGCGAACCGGGGAGGGGGATTTTTGGGAAGT